TAATCCAGATAATCCTAAATCTTTTGCTTTAGTCCACATACTTCTGTCTGCTAAAGCCTTCTCTAAAGTTTTTGGACCTCCAGTAACCCACTCTGGTCTACCTGACCAACTACCTCTTGTAGTCATATCTCTTAAATTTTGTGCAGTTCCAGTATTAGTTAACCCACCTTGTGTACCTGCTAGTAAAGCACCTAATTGATTTAGGTCATCAAACTCTGCGTCAGGATCGGCGAGTTGTTGACCAAGTAAATTGGCTCCATACATTTTCATAAAACCACCTAGTCCACCAAGTTGTCCCATAATACCCATTGCAGGTAAGAAAGGAGTTAGCATAGGTATGAAAGGTCTTGCTTCTTTTGGTATAAATTTTTTAGCAGCTTTTGCTATAGGTTTAAAAACCTCCTTTGCCTCATTTGGTATTATTTTACTAAACCATCCCATAATTCTTTAAATTCCTTTTATATTAATATTGAAGCAAGTACGCAACACTTGTAAATTGGCGAGTATCTTACAATTTACTAGGTTTTTTTGCATTCGTCAACGTCCTTAAAATATATTAGTTTTGCCACCTAAAGGTATGCTTTGTACCTTAATGTGAACATTTCTAGATATATCTTCTGCTTTAGTATCTGTACTAGGATTATCTACGTCCTGTTGAGCTTCCTCATCAGATCCATATTCCTGGCCTGTTTTTAAATGTTTCAAAGTAATCTCTACTCTGGGCTTATATACTGATACTTCTTTGCCATCGATTGTTTTTTTTTCGAATGACTCTTCTTGTTCTACAAACATTATCTATCCTCCCTATTGATTTCTAGTATAGATGCGACTACATCAACCGCACCACTTGTTGCATTAACTTTTAGTATTTCACTTTCTTTCATAATTAAAGGTTCACTAAAAACTTGTTCTTTTTGATTTGCACTTAAGTTAACATCATTGTCTATTACAAAAGCTGTACCTCCTGCTTCTGTCAAAGTTACTTTAGCAACGGCTGTACTTCCAGCATCTTCAGATACTAAAAGAGATTTAACAATCGCTCTTGAGTTTGAAGGTACTGTATAAACTGCAGTAGCTCCTGAACTTGTTAAACTTAATTTTGCATTTGTATATATATTTGCCATTAGCCTAGTCCCAACCAAGTATATCGTTCTTGGTCCTCTTTAAGTTGTGTTAAATAAGTAGAGTTTAACTGTTCAATAATATTAGTTAATGCTTTGTTAATTTGTCTTTGGTTATCTTCACTATATTCTTTTTTAGGTTCTGGTAATCTTACTACTACTTTTGTCATTATCTTCTACCGTCCGGTTGTAGGTCTACTTGAAAAGTTCCAAATCTCCAGTTCTCTCCCGCTCCTGTATTTTCTATTTTAATATTTGCATAACGTCCTCTAGCACGTGTATCTATTTTTTTAGTAGAAGAAGTAATAGTAAATGGACTTAATGAAGTAGCTGTTTCTTGATCAGCTGGATAATCAGATACTGATATGGTCACATTATTACTACCTGTTAGCACTTTAAAATTAGGTAAAAATCTTCTCATGGCCAGGAATACCTCACTTTGATCTGGTTGTAAAGAAAAGCTAAACGATTCTATATAAGATGTTAAATTAGTAGTACTACCATTAGGATTAACTTGATCATTTCCTATTTCATGTTCAAACAATACTGTTTGTCCTAGACCGACTTCCCCCACAATTACAGGAAACGTTCCTGTACTAGAGCTATTAAAGGCAGTAGCATATGGTTTAGGATATACTAATGAATCAATCCAAGTTGTTCTAATTGAATTACTATTAGTTCCTGTATACCAATTGCCCATAGGTAAGTTTGCATTGTCCTCACCATAATTGTGAACTACATATCTGTTATTAAAATCTGATCCTGCTGCTGGATAATACCAAATTACTTCAGTAAATAGATTATTAATTCCTGCATTTACTTGTTGTCCTTTGGTTGTGTCTGCATCATCGTAAACATAATCTTCAACTGAACAAGGTAAAGTATTTACTGTACCATCAAAAGAGAAGAAACCATTATTACCCATCCAGTAAGCAACACCATCAATTTCAATTGCTGCATTCTTGCCAATCAATCCACAGTTAGTACCAACCTGTTCAAATCCAAATGTAAATGGAGCACCTACAAATTTCATTGTATACAATGCATTATCTGTCCATACTAGAATATTTTCTTTTGCAACAAGTGCGCCCATAATTTTTGTCCCATCTTGAAGTCTTTGTGAACCGGCTGTGTTAGTTGCTTCAACGGTGTATTCATTAATACTTTCATCCGCAGAAAATCTTATAAACATATCATCTTGAGTATTTGCATCACCAATAGTGGTTTCTGTTCCTAAATGAATTAAGTGACGTGTTGTAGGTGAAATTAAAGTTACTCTTGTTGCTGTTGGATTATTAGTAGTTAAATAACTTGAAGTGTTTGTAGAAGCACGTGTTGTTAATCGTGCAGCAATGTCAGAGTTCCATGTAAATGTTTTACCGTTCGCAATTGTTGCAACTAATACATCACCAAAATTACTTAAAGACCATAGACCTGGTTCTAGTGTAACTGATGAAGCTTCAACCGCGCTTCCCCATCCATTATAATTAGTAGCGTTTGTAACTACAGCACCATCACTATGGACTTGACCATTTGATGTACCCGCTGTCGCCGTTCCAAATGCACCTCTAGTTATACCTGTTAACTCAACACCTGCAACTCCAGTGTATGTTATTAATTCATTATCAACTAAAATAGTTCCTGATGTTGGAAATCCTGTTGTTGATGTTAATCTAATTTGTGTAGCAGAACCATTGTTACCAGCTGTGTCCGCGGCCAGCGCTCCGTCTAAATCGTTTTGTAAAGCACCTGTGATTGTACCACCATAATTTCCAATACCAAAACCATATCCATATGTCTGCGCGGCAGGACCCACTGGTTCGTATGCTTGATAACTTAAACTTCCACTAAACCCTACATTACCTGATGCATTACTAGTTTGATTAAGAGTAAATTGTGTAGGAGTTGGAACAGTTATAACTTGAAATTTTTTAGATAAAAAATCTGTATCACTATATCCAGTACCACCAGGAAAACTACTAAAACTATCTGCAAATACAATTATATCACCTACAGATAAACCATGTGCAGATGAAGTTTGAAATTGTACACTATTAGATCCAGACACTGTTTTTATTTGTACACCAGTGACTGCAGTTTGTAGTGGACTTATGTCAAATAATTGACCTTCAAAATATATAAGTAAAAATTTATCTGTACCAATTGCAACGTATCTATTACCTTCTTTATCTACAAAGGCGTGTTGTTTTCTAGCAACACCAACAATAGTATCTGTTAAAAGAGATTGCCAACCTCCAACTTTTTCTGGAAGTCCGTATCTAAATCTGACGTTATCTGAATCTACCCAACGGCCTTCTGCTCCAACCGAAGTATCTTGTTTGTCAATACCAGGAGCAAACTTAATTTTAGTAAGCATGCTTTACTCCTATGTATTATTAAATTTTTGAATCCAACCAACTGTTGCATTTACATACACTAACATAGTCGATTGATTATTAGTTTGTAAATCTAAATTAGATGTGGCTGCATTTATTTTATGACCATTTCTTGCTATCTCTACTTTGTTTGATGCAAAATAATTTCCACCATCCATTATAGTTATTTCATCACCAATAGTAGCAGCACTAGGAAGTGTAATTGTAATTGGGTTTGTGTTTGTAATAGCAATTATTTGATCGTTTGGAACGGCAGTGTAAGTAGTAATTGCTGAAGAGTTAATAGTATAGAATCCTTTTTTTACTAATCCTGCAACTGTATCTGTTGCATTAGATTGATATAAAACCGTAGAGCCCGGTGCGTGTGGAACTGGATTAGATGATCCAGCTGTTTTAACATTAATTGTATATTTAGTATTAGTTCTGTTTGTTGCGTCTTGTACTACAAAGACTCTAGTTGCTGCACCACCTGTTGTTGAAGCAGGCATAATTAAACTAATATTAGCAGTCATAGTACCTGTCATTCGAATGTATAAGTTTTTACCATTCGCGCTTGACGATCCGTCTGATAAATCTAAAGTTACATCTGATCCAGATGTCATCGCAACATCTACAACTCCTGAAGAAGATGCTTGTAAAATTTGTAAGTTAGTATTTTGAATTGTTCCCCATAGACCGGCTTTTTCACCTGTTGCTACGAGTTCTAATGATAAGTCTGTTGAATAAGTTGATGCCATATTAATAAGGTTTTATTGGTGTCCATACCATGTTTGCTCCTGGTATGATTTCATTCCACGTAATTACTCCTCCATGATTAGTTGTTAATGTTAAAGGAAATTTAAGACCTGTAACATTAGCTGTACCTGTTATTGTAACAGACCCTGTTTTAATAGTCAATGCGTTTCCAGAAGTAACAACTTTTGCTGTTCCAGAAACTGTGACATCTCCTGTGCCTAAAACTATAGGGAATTTTAATCCTGTAATATTAGAAGTTGTAGATAAAGTTACAGTTCCTATGCCTAATGTTAATGGATTAGGATTAGGAATTTCTACAATCCCTGTCGCTGCAATACTAATTGGACCAATAGTTGCAGTTAAAGCATTTT